ACCGAGTATGTATAGGCTTAACTTCGGGCTGCTTACAGTATTACCACTTAGAATAAGCCTAAGCCTAAGAAAGAAAATATTAAAAAAACTCCCGTACAATGTTCAGAAGAAGCTGAGATATGTATTTGGAGAGAAAGGATGGAAGAAGATATATGACTTTTTACGGACATAGGACTACCAGTACCCATAAGAAGTACTGGGCTGATAGAAAGATAGACTGGGATGAGCATTACCTAAAGACCTGGGATCATCCCCATAGGTTTGTTATAACAGCATTCTTAGGAACATTTGATTGGTTATCACTGATAGAGGTTGGAGTTGGTGGTGGAGCTAACCTTATTAATATCCTCAAGCGTTTCCCTAATAGACAGTTGGGTGGCTTTTAAGTTAGGCCAGGAGACATTCAAGGGTGGTATATTCAAGGTAGGTACGGCTGACGATTTGATGATGAGTGATAAGTCACTAGACGTATTGCTTACTGATATGACCATGATCTACGTTGGACCGAGACAAATAGGCAAACATCTAAAAGAATATAGGCGAGTAGCCAGAAAGGAGGTTGTCTTCTGCGAGTTTCATGAAAGGAGCTGGTGGAAGCGAATATGGTTGCACTATAAAACTGGGTATTTCTTCTATAATTGGGCTGACCAGTTGAAAAAATACGGGTTTTATGATATAACTATAATGAAGTTGCCAGGTAATGCCTGGCCAGGAGGACTACAAGAAAAGCATTGTTATTTAATTAAAGCTAAAACACCAAAACGCTATGTTTAAGAAAGATTGGAGAAAAAAGTATTTTCTCAGCAAAATTAAAGGGGTGGATCACATGATCCTGGACTTAGAATTCAAAAGATTCAAGACTCAAGAGGTAAGAGAAGAGATCAGGGATACTTATGATGCTAAAAAAGCACAGATCTTAGCTATTGAGGAACGCCAGAAGCTAGAAGGAGCCAAGACTAAGGATGATAAGACTAAGATGTCAGAAGGTGACTTCAATAGATTGGCTGATGATATTACTAGACTTGAGATTGATCGTGATAGATATTTGGCCCAGATTAAAGATATTGATTTGCAGTTGAATGGAGCTAAGCCCAGCCCAGAGAATCCAGATGGAGCCCAAGGCATGGAAGATCAATTAGAAGCCCTACGAGAATTGAAAGATATGCTTAGGGATTACATGAAACTACTATGAAGGTATTAATAACTGGAGTAAATGGATTCGTTGGCAGCGAGACTGCTAAATATTTTACGGAACAAGGACTGCAAGTTATTGGATTTGATCTATTGGATGGTCAAGATGTAAGGAATATAGAGAAGATAAAAGAAGTTTGTCTAAGAGAACGGCCAGATCGTATATTACATTTGGCTGCTATTGCTAGATTTGATGAAGCAGATGCTGATCCGAGACTAGCCTTTGAGACTAATGCAATAGGTACTAGAAACATTGCAGTTATATCTGGTGAGCTAGGCATCCCCGTTGTATATTCTTCTACTGGATCAGTCTATATGCCTATGAAAGAAACTCCTCCTATTACTGAGAAGTTTAATGCTATTGGCAATTCTACTTATGGTTGTTCAAAATACCTGGGAGAATTGTATATTAAGCAATATGCTTCAACCTATATTATATTGAGATATTCTCATTTGTACGGGAAGGATAAGAGGTACCATGGTTTGATTGGTGGATTCTTGAATAAGATTGAGAAGTTTATGTCTCCCACATTATATGGTGGAAAACAGAGTAATGACTTTACTTATGTTAAGGATATAGCAGTAGCTAACTATAAAGCAGTTACTACTACACCAGATAACTGGAGACAAGTATATAACATTGGAACTGGAGAAGAATTGACTGCTGAATCGGCTGGTAAGATCATTTGTGATAAAGCTGGTTATAAAGGAAAGATAAATATAGAAGAAGGTAGAACAGTTGATCCAGAAAGATTTGTATTTGATTGTTCAAAAGCTAAGAATATGTTGGGCTTTGAAGCTAAATATAACTTTGCTGATGGATTAGAAGATATGTTTAAGGAGATTAATAAATAGAATGGGTGAGTTTATTAAAAAAAGGGATGAGAAAGGGAGAATTGTAAAGGGTAATGACCCTGGACCTGGTAGGCCACTGGGTAGTTTTTCATTGGTTACTATACTAAAGAATAAGTTGGCAGAGCTGGGGCCAGATCAAAAGAGAACTTATGCTGAGACATTGATTGAGAATATGCTTCAGGATGCATTAGAACATAATGACACAGCTAGAAAGCTGACATTTAATTATTCGGAAGGCTTACCTAAGCAGCACATAGAAGCTGCCGTAACCTTCCCTAAGCCACTAGATGATGTATCAGAAGATGAAGAAGAGGATACCCTGGAACAAGGGTAAAATTGGTGTTCAGGTAGTAAGTGATGAAACTAAGGCTAAGTTAAGCATTGTTAGGATTGGTAATAAAAATGCAGTTGGTTCTGTTCGTTCAAAAAAACATAGATTATCTGTTAGTAAAGCACAATCAGGTAAAAATAATTGGAACTGGAAAGGTGGATTATCCACCAATAAAAGAACTGGTAAGAAGTATATTCAATGGCGTTCTGATGTTTTTACTAGAGACAACTGGACTTGTCAAACTTGTCAATCAAGGGGTATTTATTTAGAAGCACATCATATTAAGTCTTGGGCTAAATATCCAAGGTTAAGATATGTATTGTCAAATGGTGTTAGTTTATGTCTAGATTGCCATAAATTGACAGATAATTATAAGGGTAAAAATAATGGCTTATCAGAAGACGACAGCGTACCAGAGGATCAAGAAGCTCAGGAAGAGAATTAGAGCAGTACAAGGAGGCACAGCAGCCTCCAAGACTATATCTATTCTTCTATATCTTATTGCTTTGGCTCAGAATGATAAGAATAGTACCTTAACTTCAATAGTATCCGAGTCATTTCCACATTTGAAACGTGGTGTGATTAGAGACTTCTTGAATATAATGGAAGCACATGGTTATTATAAGCCAGATCTATGGAATAAGACTGACTATACCTATACCTTTGAGACTGGGAGCAAGATAGAATTCTTCTCAGCAGATCAACCTGGTAAGGTTCGTGGACCGAGGCGTGATAGGTTATTCATCAATGAAGCTAACAATATACCCTTTGAGACATTTGAGCAGCTAGAAGTACGTACTAAGAGGTTTATATTCTTAGACTGGAATCCAACTAATGAGTTTTGGTTTTATACTGATATAAAGGATAAGAGGCCAGACGTTGATCACATTGTACTAACCTATAAGGACAATGAAGCATTGGATAAGTCTATTGTTGAGTCTATTGAGACACGTATTGGTAGGGCTGGATGGTGGAAAGTATATGGCCTGGGAGAACTTGGTGAGGTTGAAGGAAAGATCTATAAGGACTGGGATGTTATTGATGAGATCAATCACTTTGCCAGATTAGAAAGATATGGCATTGACTTTGGCTACTCCAACGATCCAACAGCAATAGTAGCAGTGTATTACTACAATGGTGGATATATCTGGGATGAGATAGCGTACCAAAAAGGATTGAGTAATAAGCAGATAGCAGACATTCTACTCAATCAACCTCCATGCTTAACCATAGCAGATAGTGCAGAGCCCAAGAGTATAGATGAGATTAAGGTGCATGGAATCAATATCATTGGAGCTGAGAAGGGTGCTGATTCAGTATGTAATACTATTCAGTTGGTCCAGGATCAACGTATATCAATGACTAAGAGGTCAGTTAATATAATAAGAGAATATAGGAACTTCCTATGGGAGACAGACAAGAATGGTAAGATCTTGAATGTACCAGAAAGAACTTTCAAACACAGTATGGATGCAGGTGGCTATGCTATGGCATCAATAATTAAAAAACCAGTATTTAAGATGCCCGAGGCTTCTAAACCCCTGGCACCTTATTACAACGACCTAGGACTATGAAAATACAAATACAAGTAGAGGGAGCAGCACCAGAAGAATTAAAGATATACTCCGAGATAATGGAGGCTTTGATCAAGACTGGAGGCTTGTCAGGCATGAAGAATGGATCAACTAACATTCACTTTGACGCTAGTGGCAATTTTATGGGTATAAGATTTGACTACTGGCCTTGGAGAAGAAGAAAAGATTGTTGACAAATTGCCATAACTTGGTATAATAAAACTATCTTAACTCAAACTAATGAGAGGAAGTGTATTTAACTTCCTTTTTTAGTTACTAATTAATATATGTATAACTCAACCACAAACTCTTTTGACTTGGATGACGAGATGGTCAGACTTCAGAAGGAGAAGAAAGCTGCAATAGAATTGCAGAAGAGGAAACATGACGACTGGAATGATAATTACGAGCTATATCGTAACAAAGTCAGGA